ATATTATAAGTATTAATAAAACCAAAGTAATTAAACCATATAACAATTATAGTTATAGAAATAACTATTCTCAGAATACACCCTTCCTGCCAAGCCAGAATAAGGATATTGATTATAATGGTATCAAGTTACAATATTATGGGTCCGAGGGTTTAATAGACCAGTTCCGCGGCTCGGACGGTTTTGAATATACTAAGAATAGGCTAAACGGGGAGATTAAAAAAAAAACTAAAAAATTAGCTTAGTCTTGCTAAACTTTAAATTTTACAATAAAAATGATTTACTATATGTGGTATGCCTGGTCGTAACAAACTACTAAAGCAATGTGAGAGTTACACCAGGGGTTCTAAGTTTACGGTACGTTGCAGGTGTAAAGGTAATCTGATGAAAACAGGTCATTACCGCTGTAAGTATCATGCAGGGATGTCTACTGGTCCTACTTCAATTGAAGGACAGTTGAAATCTTTAAAAAACTTACCACAATATAAAAACAAAACAGATGAGTACATTTTAAATGCAATTAGAAAAAATAGAAAATATTATAGAGAAGCTTGAAAACGGTAAAACCTTAACTGAAATTTGTAAGGATAAAAACTATCCTTCATTGTCTGTGGTTTATCGTAAGATGCGTGATGATGATAAGTTTCATAAGCAAATTATGAAAGCAAGAGAAGTTGGAACGTTTACTATCCTTGACCAAATACATGAGATGTTGAGCAAACCTCAAGACCCTAAGTATTTTCAACAGACTAGAGAACTAGCGCACCACGCGAGATGGTTAGCATCTAAGTTAGCTAGTGGTATTTTTGGAGATAAGGTTAAACAGGAAGTTAAATCGGATAATAAAATTACTATTTCTTGGGGAAGACCCCAGGAGCCAGAAAAAGCTCCCGAGGTAATTGAGGGTTAATTTAAGTTATTTTTGATTAAACAAGTGTTGTAAGCTTTATTGCCTACAGCTGCTAAATATTTTTTAGCTCTATCTGAGTTTTCTTGTAATTTTTGAGATTGTTCTGGAGTAGGATTTGTAACAAACTCAACTTTTACACCTTTCCAAGCATAGTTTTTTGCTTTTAAAAAACAAATAGCCTTTTGTGCTTCTTTTGGTAATTGTTGAACGTCTACAGCTCTAGTAAATTCAACAATATCTTTATCACTTGAATACTGGCTTAAACCTGTCCAGGACACGAAGTTTTTATTTTCCTTAATTTCTGAAGTTAAAACACCAACTGCAGAATAGGTTGAAACTTTTGGTTTACACCATTCACCGTTTTTAGGATTTTGAGTTGATGAAACCAATCTAGTGCCTTTTTTATTAGTTTCTAACCAAAATCTTTTTTTGGTTTTTTTAAATCCCCAAGGGTAGTTATCAACTTCAACAGAATTTTCGAAGCTGTCTTTGTTGTAAATAAAAATCATTTGATTTTCTCCTTTGTTAGTTATAAAGTTAGATTAGTTATTTTTGACAATATGTCAATCATTGATTGTTAAAATAATTAATAAATAAATGTTACAAAATAAAACAAAAGGAAATTATGAAAAAAGGTCTTTATGCAAATATTCATGCTAAGAGAGCTAGAATAAAAGCTGGCTCAAATGAGAGAATGAGAAAGCCTGGAGCTAAAGGCGCACCAACTAGAAAACAATTTAAAAGAGCTGCTAAAACTGCTAAGAGAAAGTAAATGAAAAAAGAACATAAATCAGAGACAGGCGGACTAACTCAAAAGGGTAGAGATTATTTCAAGACAAAATATGGAAGTAATCTTAAACCACCAGTTAAGTCTGGAACTAATCCAAGACGAGTAAGCTTTGCAGCTAGGTTTGCTGGGATGAAGGGACCAATGAAGAATAAAGATGGAGAGCCAACGCGCCTGGCGCTGGCTTTAAAGAAGTGGGGGTTTGGTAGTAAAGAAGCTGCAGCCAACTTTGCTGCTAATAACAAGAAGGCTTGATTGTTGGTTTTTTTGTTAGAGAAGACAGAGTCTCGCGCGTGTGTTATGGAGTACGAACAAAAGAAGAACACACAACCAAGACACAAGTAAACAATTAAAGTTAAGATATTATAAAGATTATCGCGGGTTTAATATCTGAGACACAACTAATAGCATATAAAAATGCAACATTGTGTTGTAAAAATGCCACTATACCCGCTAAACTAGTCGCAGTTTGTAATATATATATATATTCGGACTTTGACACAGACACACAGAGACAAAGACTATGAAAAAAAAGAAACCTAAAATAAAAGACCCTTTAACAACACTTGCATTTGTAGACAAAGAAACTAATAGTCTAGTTATACATGTTCATGGTTTTGAAAACTCTGATGTTGCAGAAGCTTTTGCAAGTTATATGTTAAGCAAATCTGGCATGAATTATGAAACCGCAAGCAGTTTATTTGATTGCGTACCAACGATACATTAATGCACATAGAATTATATACACCACGACCCCAACAACAAGAACTTCACGACTTGCTAGACAAGCACAGGTTCGCGGTTCTTAACTGCCACCGAAGATTTGGTAAGACCGTTTGTATTTTAAATCATTTAATAAAAGCCGCACTTATGCACCCGTTGCCAAACCCAAGATTTGCATACGTAGCGCCTACATATAAGCAAGCCAAGTCCATTGCATGGGACTACATAAAACAATTTACTGCTCAGATACCTGGCACAAGATATAACGAAACAGAACTTAGATGCGACCTACCTAATGGTTCCCGTATAACATTATTGTCTTCTGAAAATGCAGAAAGCATAAGGGGTATATTCCTGGATGGGGTCTGCATAGATGAAACCGCACAAGTGGACCCTAAACTTTGGAATGAAATTTTGAGACCTGCATTATCAGATCGTAAAGGGTTTTGTTATTTTATTGGTACTCCCGCTGGCATGCAAAATTTTTTTTATGAAATTTACCAACATGCAGTTAAAGATGAGAAGTGGCTAGCATTTACAGCTCCAGTATCTAAAACTAAAATTATTGACCAGGAAGAATTGGATGCTGCCTTAGCTCAAATGGGTGAAGCTAAATATAAACAAGAATTTGAGTGTGATTGGATTGCCAACATCGAGGGTTCAATATATGGCAATCTGGTTAAGCAAGCAGAAGAAAAAAATAGGATAAGCAGAATTGAATACGACCCTAGTCTTTTAGTGAGTACAGTTTGGGACATCGGTGTAGGAGATTCCACCGCTATTATCTTTTTTCAACAATTAGGTAACACCGTTAGAATAATTGATTACTATGAAAACAATCGAGAAGGCTTGCCGCACTATGTAAACATCATCAAACAAAAAGATTACCTTTACGAGCATCATTATGCACCGCATGATATTGAAGTTACTGAATTTAGCTTAGGTAAAACAAGGCGAGAGGTTGCTTACCAATTAGGTATAAATTTTAAAATTTTACCAAAATTACCATTAGAAGACGGTATTCATGCTGCTAAAATGATATTTCCTAGAGTTTATATTGATCTTGAAAACTGCCGACCATTAATAGATGCACTTAGACATTATCATAGAAAGTACAATGATAAGATGAGAATGTTCTCAAACAAACCAATTCACGATTGGAGTTCTCATGCTAACGATGCGTTTAGATATATGGCAATTGCAATTGATGAGTTGCCAAATCAAAAAAATATTAGTAAAAGATTTCCTAATGCAATATCAGATTATAAAATTTTATAAGGATTAAACTATGAGTTTTTTAACACCAAAAATGCCTGCGTTACCCCCGCCGCCACCACCGCCAGCGGCTCCAAGTTTTGACGATGAGGAAAGAAAAGCTGAAGCTTTAAGAAAACAAAAAGAATTACAAAGAAAAAGAAGTGGTAGAGCATCAACGATACTAACTTCAAGAGGTGGATTAGATGAAGAAGCTAATTCAGAAAAGAAAACTTTATTAGGAGGATAATATGGGAGGATTTGTTTCAAAACCATCACCACCTGCTCCACCGCCAGTTCCAAAACCAACGGTGGTTGAAACAACTGCATCGCAAGCTGCAGATGCTGCTGGAATGAGTGATGCACTTAAAACTAAAAGAAAAGGCAGACGTGCAACTATTCTAACTGAAAACAAATCTTTAGGTGGTACATCAGTCGCTAAAAAAACTTTGTTAGGATAATTAATGGCATCAAATTTTGAAAAAATTATTAATGAAGCTTTAAAAGACCCTAAACAAACTTTTTTTAAAAAACATAAGATTTCTGATAAACAAATTAATGTTATGAGAAAAGCAAAAGAAGAAAGTGTTATTAAAAAACCAAAACAAAAAAAAGAAACTTTACTTTCTAAAAATAGAAATAGAAATAAAAATAATTATAATAAAACTTTATTAGGATAACATATGCAAATAACACCAAAAGCTAAAATGATATTAGAGAGATATGCTTCTCTTAGAACTGAAAGACAAAACTGGGAAAGTCATTGGCAAGATGTTGCTGATTATATGTTACCTAGAAAAGCAGACATAACTAAAAACAGAAGTAAGGGTGATAAAAGACATGAGCTTATTTTTGATGGTACTGCAACACATGCTTTAGAATTATTAGCTGCATCTTTACATGGCATGCTAACCAATACCGTTTCACCATGGTTTTATTTAAAATATAAAAATGATGAGTTGAACCAGGAGGATGAAGCAACAGAATGGTTAGAAGATTGCACAAGAGTTTTAAATCAAGCTTTCAATAGAAGTAATTTCCAACAAGAAATATTTGAATTGTACCATGACTTAATTGCATTTGGTACTGCAGCTCTTTTTATTTCAGAAGATGATGAAAATGAAATTAGATTTAAAAATATTCATATCTCAGAAATTTTTATAACCGAAGATGAAAAAGGCAATGTTGATAGCTTAACTCGTAAATTTAAAATGCAAGCTAAAAACATTTACAATGCTTTTCCAAAAGCAGAGCTTCCAGCAGAACTTGCTAAAAAAATTAATAATGCACCACACGATAATGTAAATATTATTCATAGTGTGTACCCTTCAACAGAGTATGGAAATAACAAATATGTTTCTTGTTATGTTCACGAAGACTCTGGTTTTTTATTATCTGAAAAAAGTTTTAAAGAATTTCCGTATGCAGTTCCTAGATATTTAAAATCATCTAATGAGACATACGGTAGAAGTCCAGCAATGAACGCATTACCAGATGTTAAGATGTTAAATTTAATGTCTAAAACTTC